AGCGCCCCGCCGCATCTGCGCCTGTACGACGTCCAGGCCGACTTCGTGGACGACCCGCGCCGCTTCGGGGCCTTTATCGCCGGGGTGGGGGCCGGCAAGACGTTGGGCGGCGCCGCGAAAGCCTTGCTGCAGCACCTCCAGCACCCCGGCCTCGGCCTCGTCGTCGCGCCGACCTACAGCATGCTGCGCGACGCCACGTGGCGCACCGCCCTCGACGTCTGGGCGCCCCTGCGCCCGCAGGTCTACCGCGCCGAGATGCGCATCGCGCTCCGTTCGCACGCGGAAGTCCTGTTCCGCAGCGCCGACAACCCCGACCGCCTCCGCGGGCCCAACTGCGGCTGGGCCTGGATCGACGAGGCCGCGCTGTGCGATCCCGAGACCTGGCCCATCGTGCTCGGCCGCCTGCGCGAGGCGGGCCACCTCGGGCGCGCCTGGGTCACCAGCACGCCTCGAGGCCGCAACTGGGTGCATAGCGTCTTCGTCCAGCACGCCACGGCCGATACCGCGCTCTACCGCGCGCCCACGGGCGGCAACCCGTTCGTCGAGGCCGCGTTCGTCCAGGCGCTCAGCAGCCAGTACACGGCGCGCTTGGCGCGGCAGGAGCTCGCGGGCGAGTTTCTCGAGGACGTCGAAGGCGCCCTGTGGACCTGGGCGATGCTCGAGGGCCGTCGTCCCGCGCCCGAGCTGCAACGCGTCGTCGTGGGCGTCGACCCGGCGGCGACGTCCGGCGCGGAGAGCGACGAGACCGGCATTATCATCGCGGGCCGCGGCGTCGACGGCCACGGCTACGTGCTCGCCGATCGCTCCGGCCGCCTGAGCCCCGACGGCTGGGCGCGGCGCGTCTGCCAGGCCGTGGACGACTTCGCCGCCGATCGCGTCGTGGTCGAGGTCAACAACGGCGGCGAGATGGTCACCCGCACCCTGCGGACGGTGCGTCCGCGCTTGCCGATTACCGCCGTCCATGCCAGCCGCGGCAAGCTCACCCGCGCCGAGCCGGTGGCCGCGCTCTACGAGCAAGGCCGCGTGCATCACTGCCAGGCCTTCGGCGAGCTCGAAGACCAGCTGACGTCCTGGACGCCCATCAGCGGCACGTCGCCCGACCGCCTGGACGCCTGCGTGTATGCCATCACCAGCCTGCTCGTCGAGCCGCCGAAGCGCTGGGGGGCGGTGCCGTGAGGACCGACCGGCGCTTTACGGGCCCGGGCACGCCGGTGCCCTGGCCGTGGTTCATCCACCTGGAGTACGACACACTCCGCGCGATGGCCGAACCGCGCTGCGAGCGCGGGCCCTGGGCCGAGGCCGTCCCGCACCTCGGCGCCAATGCGCTGTTCCGCGCCGGCTTCCGCACCCTCGCCCAGATCGCCGCCTCCAGCGACACCGAGCTGCTCCTGTGCCGCGGCTTCGGCCGGCGTAGCCTGGAGCATATTCGCGCCCTCGAGCACGCCGGCTTCGTCGGCTATGTCCCCTGCCCGGCCTGCGGCGGCCGCGGAACCGTCCCGGCGGCGCCCGCCGGATGATTCGCCAGATGCCCCGTATTCGCACTGAGAGCCCCGGAGAGGCCAGGGAGGTCCGTAATCTGGCGCGGTGGGCATGCAGGCGCTTCAGGGGCCACCGGGGCGAATATCCGATAGGCGGCATGCAGCTTACGGAATGTCCAGCGGTTTTGGGTGCGCGAGCAAGGCTGGAGAGGGCACTTGCGTCGATTTCGGCCCAGAGGGGTATCCGACCACCTGGAGACGATTTGCAGGCCAATCCGGGTGCCCTAGCACGGCTTGTAGCGGCCTTTGCGTCGACGTGAGCGAGGATGGACGCCGGGACCCGCGAGCTGCTGAACCCGCGGCTGCTGACCGGCCTCGTCCTGCTCAGCCTCGCCGCCCTGCTCGCCATGCTGTTCTGGTTCGCGTTTTGGGAGGAGAACGATACCCCAGATAATGGCGTTGACTGACTGTCCATGAGTGGGATGCATGACGTGCTCGCCGGCCGCCGGGCCTGGCACGTCGAGGTGGCCCACGTCCTCGACGGCCTGGCGCAGCTGCCCGATGGCTGCGTGCAGACCGTGATTACCTCGCCCCCCTACTGGAGCTTGCGCGCGTATGGCACCGAGCCCGTGGTGATGGGCGGGGCGGCGGGGTGTGAGCACGAGTTTACCGACACGCCGGGTGCGCCCGTCATCACGGGTGGGCTCACGCCAAAGCAGGTCACGAACGCTGGCAGTTACATGGGTGGCGTGCCGACCGCTTGGGGCCGCGATCAGCCCCAATGGGCGGACACCATCGCGGGCAAGGGCCGGTATCAACCCGCGGCCACCTGCGCCCGGTGCAACGCCTGGCGCGGCGAGCTCGGCTCCGAGCCCGACCCGACGCGGTTCGTCGCCAATCTGGTCGCCGTGATGCGCGAGGTCAAGCGCGTACTGCGGGCGGATGGCACCGTCTGGCTGAACATCGGTGATAGTTACGCGGGCAGCGGGAAGGGCATGATGACGCACGGTGACCCGAACCATACCAGCCGTCTTAATGGCGGTAAAGGCGTGGGTCCTGGCGAGAAGGTGCTGCGCCAGGCGGTGCCGGTATTCGGGGACGCCGGCGTGCCGTCGAAATCCCTCTGCCTCATCCCCGAGCGCCTGGCCCTCGCCCTGGCCGACGATGGCTGGATCATCCGCTCACGCATCGCCTGGTGCAAGAAAAGCTCGATGCCCGAGTCGGTGACGGACCGCCCGACGTCGGCGTGGGAGCATGTGTGGTTGCTGGCGAAGCAGGGGCGGTATTTCTACGATGCGGAGGCGGTGCGGCAGCCGTCGCTCGACCCGACGCATGGCGCGTCCGAGGAGTGGGTTAGCCACCGTGATGGCCGTCACGATGGGACGAAGGGCGCAGCACCCTTCCAGGCATACCGTCCTGCTTACGCCAACCTCCGCAACTACTGGGCAATTCCTGATATAATCGGGCATGGCGAACCACAAGAAAGCCTTCAAGACGTGCGCGGGCTGCCGGATGCTCCTGCCCCGAGATGTCTTTTACTCCCTGAAGGCTGGGACGACGCACAATTATTGTCGGCCTTGCGCGGTTCAACGGGTGTTGCAGGCTCGCAAGGACAACACACCTCAGTACACGGCCTACATGCGGGAGTACCGGCAGACTCCAGCGGGGCGACAGGCGATACGGCGTTACGAGGATTCCCCGAAGGGCGTAGCGGCGCGAGCCCGCAGAAACCTGCGGCGCCGGACCAGGAAACGCGGCATCTTAATCACGTTGACTGCGATGGAATGGCAAGCGATTCTGGAGCAGTACGACAACCGGTGCGCGTATTGTGGAGCGACGGGTCGATTACTGACTATCGACCACAAAATCCCAATCAGCCGGGGCGGCCATCACACGAAGGAGAACGTAGTTCCCGCGTGCCGCCCGTGCAACAGTCGGAAGAAGGACAGGCTCCTTTAGCTCAATGGTGGCTGCTCGGTCCGTCGCCCTTCCCCGGTGCACACTTCGCCACGTTCCCGACCGAAATTCCCCGCCGTGCCATCCTGGCCGGCACCTCGGCCCAGGGCGCGTGCCCGCAGTGTGGGGCGCCGTGGCGGCGGGTAGTTAATGCTGTGGGTGGACTCGTGGGTGAAGGGTCGTGGGTCGATCATCGTCTTGATGCGAGTCAAGGGCGGCATCGTTCGCGCAGTGCCGATGGCGGCGATACTCCCTATCGTCGCGAAACCACCGGCTGGTCCCCCACCTGCCGCCACCCGCACACCGCGGACCAGACCGTGCCGTGCCTAATTCTCGATCCATTCGCTGGCGCGGGAACCAGTCTCTTGGTTGCCGATCGCCTCGGCCGCCGTGCGATCGGCATCGAGCTCAACCCGGACTACGCGCGCATGGCCGAGGCGCGCCTGCGGGACGACGCGCCGCTGCTGTTCGAGGAGGCGGTGGATGAGGACGAGGCGCCCGCGCCCGCCGTCGATGGCGCGCTCCAGCTCGGGCTGTTCTAGGCCCCCCGTTCTGCTACACTGCTCCCGACAGGGAGGACCGCCGGTCGTACTGCCACACCAGGCGGCCTACGTGGTGATGCCCCTGTCCGAGACCGCCGGGGTCGGCAGATCCCCCGGCGGTTTCTGCTATATTGCTGCTGACGCCCACTGTCGGGAGCTGCGATGGCCGGGCCGCTCTCCAGCACCATCGCGTGGCTAAAACAGGCTACCGCCGGGATGCACTTCGGCGGTGGCCGTTGGGGCACCCCCAGCTCCGCCTACTGGTCCGGCGTCGTCCCCTATCCGTACCAAAACACGTTCCAGACGGCGCCTGGCAACGCCGCGATCATGAGCTGCATTCGCTGGGTCCAGCGCACCATGCCCGAGGCGCCGCTCCAGGCCAACACCCGCGACCAGGACGGCGACCTCGCGCCCGTGCTCGACCATCCCCTGACCCTGTTGCTCGAGCGCCCGAACGCGTTCTATTCGGGCATCTGCCTCTGGGCCTGGACCGTCTCCGACCTGATGCTCTACGGCAATGCCTACTGGGTGAAGCTGCGCACCGGCCAACAGGGCGCCCGCGGCGGGCGCGTGCAAGAGCTCTGGTGGGTCCCGGCGGCCAACACCGAGCCGCGCGGCCATCCCGAGGACAACACGATCTTCATCGACCACTATGACATGATGGTCGACGGCAAGCTCTACCCGTACCGGCCGGATGAGATCGTGCACTTCCGGGACTCGGGCATCGACCCGCGCAACATGCGCAAGGGCCTGAGCCCCCTGCAGGCGCTCCTGCGCGAGATCGCGACGGACGACGAGGCGGCGACTTTCACCGCGGCGCTGCTCCGCAACCTCGGCGTGCCCGGCGTCGTCATCGCGCCGACCGGCGATGTGCTCGCCGACGACGAGGCCCTCGGCGAGGTCAAGGCGCAGTTCATCCAGAGCTTCGGCGGCGAGTCCCGCGGCAAGCCGCTCGTCCTGCGCGGCGCCGCGAACGTGTCGGTGCTCTCGTTCAGCCCGCAGCAGATGGAGTCGCGCGAAATGCGGCGCATTCCCGAGGAGCGCGTGGCGGCCATGTATGGCACGCCGGCGGTCGTGGTCGGGCTCGGCGCCGGCCTGGATCGCTCGACCTACTCGAACATGTCCGAGGCGCGCGAGGCGGCCTACGAGTCGCTGATCATCCCGATGCAGCGCGCCCTGGCCGCGGACCTGCAGCTCCAACTGGTCCCGGATTTCGGCGACCCGCGGCAGCTGCGCCTGCTGTACGATTACTCCCAGGTGCGCGTGCTGCAGGCCGACCAATCGGCCTTGATGGACCGCGCCGTGGCGGGGTTCAAGGGCGGCATCCTGACCCGCGCCGAGGCGCGCCAGCTCGTCGGCCAGGAGGCCACCGACGCGGACGAGGTGTACGAGATGGCGAACACGGTCTCCTGGGTCGCGACCGATGCCCCGCTGGCGAGCGGCGAGCCGCCCGCGGCCGAGCCCGCCCCCGCCCCGCCAGGTGGGGACGGCACGCCTTCCGCGGAGCCGGTGGCGGAGCAACCGACCGCCGCCGGCTACGTGCTCGACCGCGGGCGCCTGCTGCCCATCTATGAGTCGGGCGGCCTCAAGCAGGGCGTCTATCTCGGCGAGCTGGATCTGGCGGCCGCCGCCGCGCGCTGGGACGCGGAAGCGCCGGTCCTGCTGCGCGGCCTGCTGCGTGCACGGCACGCCACCAACGGCCATGCCTGACTACCGGTTCCGCGATGGCCGCTACTACACCGCCGCGGGGCGCGTCGTGCCCGAGCGGGTCCTCGCCCGCGGGCTCGACGCCGTGATCGCGTCCGGCAAGGCGCGCCTCCGCGACCTCTCGCGCCAGTTTGCGGGTGGCCAGCTCGACGTGCTCGCCTGGCGCACGGCGGCCCGCGCCGAGCTGCGGACCGTCTATGGCGCGGCCGCGCTGCTCGCGGTGGGCGGGCAAGAGGGCATGGATGCGAGCGCCCGCGGCTGGCTCGGCGGCCAGCTCCGCCAGCAATACACCTACCTCGACCAGTTCGCCCTGCAGGTCAGCACCGGCCAGCGCGACCCGGCCGCGCCGCAGACGGCGAGCCGCCTGGACCAGTACGCCCAGGGCGCCTGGGCGACCTACCAGGCCGGACGGCAGCGCGGTGCCGAACTGCGCGGGGCGACCCGCGAGCGGAATGTGCTCGACACGGCCGCGGTCCACTGCGGCGACTGCGAGACCGAAACCGGCAAGGGCTGGGTGCCGATCGGGACCCTGACGCCGCCGGGCGGGCGCGCGTGTCGGAGCAACTGCCGCTGCCATCTCGAGTTCGACGTCGTGCCCGCGGCGACCCTGGCCGGCTAGATGCAGGCGGACCGCTCCGCGGTATTCATCGCCGCGATGCTGGACACCATCCGGGACCTGAGCCCGGCGCTCACGAATCAGACCATTGCCTGGGCCATCGACCAGTTCTCGGACGCCGAGCTGCGGTCGTACCCGGAGTTCCAGGATGCCGATATTCGGGCGCTCCGGCGCTGGGCCGCCACCTGGCGCCGCGTGGAGCCGCGGCTATGACGGGCGTGTTGCGCGTGCGCGGGCGGGAGCAGGCCCGACCCTTGCTCCCGACGCACGTCGACCTCGACCGCTGGCCGCGGCTCACGCGCGCGCAGCCGCGCCTCAGCCTCGGCGAGTGGCGGCGGCTGTTCGGCACCGACTGGTGGCAGCCGCTCGCCTGGCTGGCGCACGGCATGGTGGTCCCCCGTGAGCAGGCACTCATCGCCGTGCACCGCGGGTTTATGGCCCAGCACCAATGCCATATCCTGGGCGATACCGAATATTGCTTCTGCGAGCGGGCGAAGTGAGACCGTACTACGACGAGGGCGGCATCACGATTTATCACGGCGACTGTCGCGAACTCATGGGGGGGCTCGGGGCCCAGAGCGTCGGACTGGTCGTGACCGACCCCCCGTTTTATCTGCCTGCCGCGGTCCACGCGCTGCGCTCGGCCTGGCCCCGATCCTTAAGCGACCTCGCGTTGATGGCAGGCTACTACCGTGAGGTGTTTGATGACCTCCTAGGTGTACTGCGGCGCGACGGCGGGTTGTATAGCTTCAGTGACGCCACGAGCTACGCGGTCTTTCTCTCCTTGGCCTATCCCCGGTTCGACCGCACCCAATGTATCGTCTGGGATAAAGGCGTGGGCGGCCTCGGCAATGGCTGGCGCCACTCGACGGAGTTTTTGGTGCATGGGGCGTTTAGTGGCACCGTCTACGCGACGGGCTTCCGCCGCGATCTTCTGCGCTGCCCGACCGTTCCCTCGGCGCAACGAGACCATCCTGCGGAGAAGCCGATCGGCCTACTGCTCGCCGTGATGCAGGCGCATCCGCCGCTCGCGATCCTCGATCCATTTATGGGGACCGGGGTGGTGCTGCAGGCCGCTAAGCTCCTGGGCCGTCGCGCCATCGGCATGGAGATTGAGGAACGCTACTGCGAGGTCGCAGCCCGCCGTCTGTCGCAAGGCGTGTTGCCGTTGGACTGGCCGGCATGAGTAGCGCCCGCCCCGCGCTGACCGTCATTGTGCCAACGGTTGGGCGCGAGACGCTCGAGGCGCTGGTCGCCTCGATCCGCTGCCAGGTCGGCCCCGAGGTCTGCGAGGTGCTGCT